TGCCCTACACAAGGCAGGAGAACTAAAATGAGCCATACTGACCCAGAGCTAAAGGAAAACGAGTCGATTTACAATCTAAACTATGTATCGCAGCGATTTGCCAAGAACATAGCGGACGCTACAGACAACGCCCTATTCGGCTACGTCGCTGGTGTGGTTCACCTATTGGAGACTCAGGGCAAAGATATTACGCAATACGCCATCATAAACGTATCAAACCCGATGGAATACAAAGACGACGGGTTTAGGGTCAATATGCAGTGGCGAGTCGTCCCAATATCGGACTTGAAAAACTTACCAACATATGAGGAGGACGAATTATGAGCCATACTGACTTACGAGAGCAGATAGTAGACGTTATTGAGCGTAGACGATTTGACGACAATTATCCTAGTTCACTATTGGATAAAGATATTCAATGGTTAGCAGACCACTTGCTGCCATTCATCGAGGCTAACCAACAGCGGGATATAGTGGAGGCACGGATAGACGAGCTGAGCCACGTTTCACCAGACACCATTATTAGTGGTAACATACAACCCCTAACAGTTGCCTTTCGTATCGCTGAACTCAAATCCTCCCCCACCCCACCCCTCACCACTCATAAGAAAGAGGAGAAGTAATGAAAGGTGCTAAGCTCTCCCCGGAACTGCTGATCTACACTAGCCTAATCCTGACCGCTATTGCCGCCAACGTCCTACTGCTCAAAGCTATGTTCGTTATAAAATAGTGATATAATAGGAGGTACAATGCAAGAGAAACTCGCCTACCAGCGTAAAATGCAACGTAAAATCTACAGAGACATAGCCGAGACAATTCATCAGGCTAGACTTAACCGTGCCTCAAAGATAGAACGACTTATCTTAAAGCACATCAACCGCAAGCACAAACTCAAAGAACACGATAAATAGACTAGACACAAAACACTGCTCATGCTATGATTCCTCCATACAGTAGCCTTAATCACAAGGAACTCCATGCCTACCATACAAACAACCAACGATAAAGTGTTAGCGGTAATTGAACTCATTGAGGGTGGTATGAGTGAGCGTAAGGCGTGTGAGGCCATCGAAATAAATAGGGCAACCTTCAGGAGTGCTGCTTTAAGAAGTAAAGTGGACGACCAATACGCGCGTGCTTTAGAGGGGTTAGCAGCCGATCAAGTAGAGAGCCTTGAAAAAACTATTGAAGACATGAGGTCTGGTGCGATAGACGCCCAAATGGCACGAGTTGAGATAGATGCCCGTAAATGGTTCGCCTCTAAGTTCCTACCTAAACGCTATGGCGACAAGGTTGACGTAACCAGCGACGGCAAAGCCCTACCAACCCCAATCTACGGCGGATTAAGCCTACAAAATACCAACGATGATATAAAAGACTAATCGCAATGTATTCAGACAAGTATCAGGGCCGCACTACTTGGAGAGATTCGCTAGGAGTAAGGCACATAGATGTCTATTACTCCCTTCCAATAAAACAAAGGATTAGAGTCAGAGGTAGCAAAAGATACTCAACTAAAGACAGGACTACAGGTAGATGGTTAGGTATTATCTATAGAGCGAAGAAGAAGAGTTTAAAGTGTGACCTAGAGTTAGCTGATGTTAAGTACATAATCGAATCCCCGTGTGTGTATTGTAACTCTACGGAGCGTATCGAAGTTGACCGAATGGACAGCGAGCAGGGGTATACACGATTAAACACAGTACCCGCTTGTCGTCGCTGTAATACAATAAAAAATAACGTTGTGTCCTATGAGGAAATGATGACGATAGTAGATATACTTGGGTGGAGAGTATAAATGCCCTTTACCGACACCACAGCCACTAAAAAGATATTCAAACTCAACAAACGCCTGCGCTTCGTCTGCGGCGGCACCTCAGCCTCTAAGACTATATCAATACTGTTTTGGATTATTGATAGAGCCTTAGCCTACCCACCGGCCAACAAAGGCGAGGTTGAACTCATCTCAATCGTTAGTGAGTCATTCCCCCACCTGCGACTAGGCGTTATGGCCGACTTTGAGAACATCATGAAAGACCGTGGCTATTGGGAGGATAGCTGCTGGAACAAAACTATCTCGACCTACACCTTCCCGACCGGCACTAAGCTAGAGTTCTTTTCGACCGACTCCGGTAAGGCTCACGGCCCGAGGCGTGACATCCTATTCGTCAATGAGGGTAACAACATTGAGTATAAAATCTTCGACCAGCTAAGAGTTCGTACTAAAAAGATTATTTGGATGGACTGGAATCCTAGCAACGAGTTCTACTATTATACTGAGCTTAAAGATACGGTAGACCATGACTTCCTGACTCTGACATACCTAGATAATGAAGCACTTGACCCGTTAATCGTTGAAGATATTGAATCACATAAAGGCAATAAGAACTGGTGGAACGTCTACGGCCTCGGCCAACTCGGCGAAGTAGAGGGCAAGATATACAAGGACTGGCAAATCATAGACGATATACCCCACGAGGCGCGCCTAGAGCGCTATGGGCTGGACTTTGGCTATTCTAACGACCCAGCATCGTTGATTGCCATCTACTCTTATAACGGAGGCTACGTCTTAGACGAGATTCTATATCAAAAAGGGATGAGCAATAAACGTATTGCCGATACCATCAATAATCTCAACACCGCACTTGTAATGGCCGATTCTGCCGAGCCTAAGAGTATTGATGAAATTAAAGAGTATGGCGTATCTATCCTGGGGGCTAATAAAGGGCCGGGTTCAGTCAATCAGGGTATATCTTATATTCAAGACCAGAAAATATCAATAACTAAACACTCGGTTAACCTAATTAAGGAATATCGCAACTATCTATGGAAGACTGATCGTGACGGCAAAATACTAGCAGTTCCAGAGGGTGGATTTGACCATGCTCTTGATGCTGTCCGTTATGGCATGGAAAGCCTTAGGGGCGCAACACCAGATATTAAAGTGTTCAAACCCGCCTCTATGCTTAACCGCAAGAACAACAATAGGAATGGCGGCTTTAATTAGTGCTGGTACTTAGCAATTAAATGCTCTGTGTTCGACCCAGCACTAATTAAATTTGCTATATTTACAATGGTTATGTATGTGCTATAATGACGATATCGGACACGGGCGTGGGACAAATGAATGCCACAGAAAAAAACATCAGAGTCTCAAGATGATAATAAAACTTTAACAAGCGTTATCAATGACTTCAATGCCTCTTGGGAGTATGCTCAAGGCTCTTGGCACAATCGTTGGCGCGACAATCAGGCTTTATATAACGGCAACCGTGTTAAGCGTGGCTACGTTGGTATTACAGATACATTTGTCCCTATGTCATTCTCTACCGTTGAGACCTTAACCTCAGGGCTGTTTGGTGCAAAGCCTAAGTTTAGCTTCCTTCCCCCTCAAGAGAAGCAAGACCAAAAGACAGACATTCTTAACGCCCTACTTGATTACTATTGGGACAAAGACCAGTGGAGTCTCAAGATTATAAATACCGGCCGCAACATGTTCAAACTTGGTACTGCCATTGACTATTTCTTCTGGGAGAACGATCACCCAGTGCTTATCAACGTTCCGATTAGAGACTTCTTCATTGACCCAACCGCCAGTAGCCTACAGACCGCAGAGTATTGTGGCCGTCGATTCCTGACGACGATTGATGAGCTAAAAGAGTATGAAATCATAGACCTTGATGCTGAACCAGACCTAGATGGTAATTACCCTATGAAGAAGAAGTACGCCAATCTTGATAAGGTAGTACCAGACTCGGGTTCAACCGGCGAGAATACAGACAAGCAAGAGAAAGATAATATGTATGGTGCTACTGTCTCAGACAAAGCCGTTAAGCAGGTTGAGGTCATTGAATACTGGACCGACGACAAAACCATATCGGTAATGAACCGCACTGTAGTTATTGAAGACGCAGAGAACTACTATAAAGCCAAGGCTGAGGCTAATGGTGATGAGTATCCTTGCGGATTGTTACCGTTCGCAGACGCTAGGGACTACACGGACGAGTCGTTATTCTATGCTAAGGGCGAGATTGACATTATCGGCGATCAAAATGAACTCTTAAATGACCTAACTAACCAGAACATTGACGCTATTACCTTTACATTAAATCCTATGTTCAGGCTAGACCCTAAGTACGGTTCTTTAATGACAGAGATTGAGAGTTTACCTGGCGCTGGTATTCCGGTTGAAATGGGTGCGTTTGAGTGGCTACCTTTCAAACCAATCCCTAATAATGCCTTTGAAGAGCGCACAAACATCAAGAATGAGATTCGTGAGACTACCGCATCTAATGAAGTCGTGAAGGGCGTGAGCGCTGAAGGTGGACGAAGCACGGCTACTGAGATTAATGCTCAGGTAGCCGGTGCTGGTCAACGCTTCAGCCTAAAGGTAACGCAGATTGAAAACGGTTACTTCTATCAAATGGCTAAGATTATCTTTAAAATGATTCAACTCTACGTCACAGAGCCAATGATGGTTCGTATTGTTGGTAAAGATGGAGCGCGTTGGGAGCAGTTTGACCCCTCCGAGTTTGATGGTGAGTATGAACCACGAATACAGCTTGAGGCATCTATTAACAATGAGAAGAATAGGGAAGCTGCCGATGCTAAAGAGCTGCTTGGTGCTTTCTTGGGCGACCCAGACATTAATCAGCAAGAACTAAAGAAACTTGTATTGCAGCGTTCATTTGACCTAGACCCTGATGAGGTAGAGAGCTTAATTGCTCAACAAGACATGCCACAAGGCACTATGCCAGGTGCAATGCCAGCAGGTCCACAAGATATGGGTGCGATGCCTCAGGGAATGCCGCAGGATATGCCACAACCAGCACCGCCTCAACCAGACTACGCCTCAATTCAAATACAACAAAAGATTCAACAAGCAGACGAGAAGCATCAAATAGATATGGCGGCTAAACTTGCTAAGTTGCAGGGAGCCGCATAATGAACTTGCGTCAGGGCTACCAAAACTTCTTCCTTAAAACAGAAGAGGGCAAAGCATACATAGCTGAGTTAGAGCGGCTTATTGATAGTAATCACGAAAAGTCCGAAGCATCACCCGAGTTATCTCGAGACTATGCACAGCGGGCCAAAGGTATTCGTGAGGCACTGGAGCATATTCAGAACGTTATTATTGAGCCTAAAAAGGGGGTAGGAAAACGCCAATAGTCATCATTCAAGGTAGTAGGTCGGAATATTATTAACACCAGCCCGTGTTACCCCGACCTACGACCTGGGCTGGTGACAATAGAAAGGTACAACATGGAAGACGATACCACAACTAACGCTCCTGTTGAAACTGGCGAGATACAGACTATTCAAGGCATCCAAGTAGATGACCAAGGACAGGCAATCTCAGAACCAGAAGAGACAGAACCAGCCGCAGCGGTTGAAACAACCAGCGAACCTGAGGAACAAACCACCGAGACACAGAGTGAGCCGTCTGATGAAGACGAACAACTTACGAAGTTTGCTCAAGCCAAAGGTTTGGAACTCACAAGCGACAACGAGAAGAAGTTAGCGAAAATGGCTATGAACGCCGAAAAGCTAATGCACAACAAATCTAATAAGGCGAGTGAGCTTGAACGCACGATGGGTCAGATGTCTGACGAATCGGTCGAACGAGTAGCTCAAGCAACCGGACAAGACCCAGAAGTACTAAGACGCCTACAAAGAATGGAAGTTAAAGACTCCATCCGGGAGTTTTGGGACAGTAACCCAGATGCACAACAATATGAGTCAGAGATGGCCAATATTGCAGTAGAATCAGGATTATATGGATCACCAGAAGCAATCCTTAAAGCTAGTTATGCAATCGCTCGCAGTAGTAATACTGACGCTCTAAAGTCACAGGGGAAGCAAGAAGCTCTTAAATCCCTAGCCCAGAAACAGAAGGCCGCAGTGCCTCGTGGTAATGCCGTCAATACTTCGGTTGCAAACGGTCAATCTATCACGCCGCAAAATGTTGATCAGCTCGTTGGACAGAACACCTATGAATGGTATATGGACAACCGAGATGCTGTTAACAAAGCTATGGCCGGATAAATTAATTAACTATTGGAGATAACACTATGACAACTGGAGCATTCGGCTCAGGTGCAGTCAATATTGGTGCTACAGCCGCTAACGTATTCCGCCCTAACGTATGGAGTAAAGAAGCGTTGATGTTTGTAAAGAGCAACCTTGTTCTTTTACCACTCATCAAGCACTACGACGCAGATGTAACAAGCTCAGGTCAAACTTTGGAGATTCCAAATGTTGGCGCAATTTCAGCTAACCTGAAAACTCAAAACACTGTCGTCACGTTGAACTACAACACTGAGACAAAAACAACTATTACCCTAAACAAACACTACGAAAGTTCATTTGTCGTAGAAGACTTGGCTAAAATCCAATCTGCTTACGAATTACGAAGCGACTACACACAAGCTGCCGCTTACGCAATTAGCGAAAAGATTGATAGCGACCTTGCTACATCTATGACAACCGCCTTCACCGCCTATGGTGCATACGGAACTGCTTTGAATGATAACCTTATTCTTACAGTTAACCGTTACCTAAGCGAAAACAAAGCCCCACGATCAGACCGAAGCATTGTTGTTCACCCTAAGGGTGAGGCAGAGCTATTGGCTATCGACAAGTACGTTCGTTATGACGCGCTTGGAGTTGGCGGTGACACGAACAGCATTAAAAATGGAAAAATCGGTCGTATCTACGGCGCAGATGTCTTTATGAGCCAGAACTTGGTCTACTTAGACACTGCTACGGACGAATACAATCACTTATTCTTCCACAAAGATGCTTGGGCAATTGCTGTCCAGCAACAGCCACGAACACAAGCACAGTACAAACAGGAATACCTGGGTTGGCTTGTTACTGTTGACGTTCTTTACGGACACGCTCAACTACGAAGCGGTTTCGGCTTCGTGCTTAAATCATAATTTAAGAGTACAGAAGACATTAGGAGACCTTTCGGGGTCTTCTTTTGTTGTTGTTAAAAAAGTAACAGTATACTGCTTATCTTATGTTATAATTACTATGAATAAAGCATTTAACGGAGATACTAAATGAAAAGTCCACTTGCACTAGATAAAGCCAACATTAAAGAATACAAAGTACCGACTATTGTTGAACTCCACGTTCGTCAAAAACTCGCCTTTCTTCAAGACCAAAAATCACAACTTATGTCTATGCACTACCGATCGCGCATTGATATGCTCCACGCCAAGAGGCTACAAGAGGAAAAGAACGAAGTCCTACGTGAAAAGGGTCTATCAAATATGGCTACTCACCGCAACGAAATGCAACAAAGTATCGGTGCAATTGAAATGATTAGCGCATTGATAGATGAAATAAAGGCTGAATCTGGTGAAGAAGCCGGTACTCACCCAGACGGCTACTAAACTCGCTGTCGTAGTTCCTAGCCGTGGTCTTATGTTCTCTGAGACACTAGAAGAACTATTGGCCGAACTAGAGGACTTTGAACACGAGATATTCTGGGCGCATGGTAAGTCATTGCCAGACTGTTTTAACGAGCCTACAGAGCGAGCATTAGCCGACCTTGATGTCTATGCTGTTTTATACTGCGAAGACGATATGAAGCTACCTAAGGGCGTTCTGAAGCGAATGTTCGACCAAAACTACCCAGTAGTTGCCCTAGATTATCCATTCCAACAGGATGGCGACGCTACAGTCCTACACGACCCACACGGCTATGCCTACTGGAGCGGTACTGGCTTTTTACTTGTGTCTAAGGGAGTGCTTGAACAGATGGAAAAACCTATATGGATTACTAATCGCACGTTTGATCCGTTCATAGATAAAGATACTATCCACTTCTGGCCACGCAAACTAGATAAGGTATTCTATGGCCTACATGACTTAAACTTTGGTATGTTACTATATTCTGCGGGCCTACCAGTGATGCCCATGACCGAGACCGCCGGACAGCGTAAGCTAGTTAAACTAGGTGAAAAGGGGACTAACAACGGAGCGCATGATATTAAAGAGATAACCATCGTCGGCCGTGACCTTGTGTCTGGTATGATTGACCCAGAGAACTCCGACCTATTCAGAGGGGCGTTAAATCGCATTAAGAACGTGCGGTTTTGGGAAGACACGCCACCATTTATATCTTATAAGGACAATCAGCCGTACTTAAATGACGGGAGGAAATATGACATTGTCAAATAAGCATATTAAAATTGGGGTGATATTTCCCAGCCGTGGTCTAGTGTTCTCGCAGACAGCCGATGAGTTGTTACAAAACCTCAAAGGTCACTTGCATAAGATATATTTTTCACATAAACTACCGATTCCTGAGTGTTTTGAAGTCCCAACCGAGAAAGCGCTCAAAGACCCTACTATCACCCACCTATTCTTTGTAGAAGACGACATGATACTGCCGCCGGACATTCTTCAGCAGATGCTAGATAAGAACGTAGCAGTTGTGACAGTCAACTATCCGACTACTAGCCGAGGTGATTCTTCGGTCCTTACAGTTAAGGGCAGGATTATATATGGAGGTACCGGTTGTACGCTGGTTAAGCGCGAAGTCTTTAATGAGCTTAAAAAACCATACTTTAGAGACGATATTGTATGGATTCCAAAGAATAAAGGCGACCACTTACTGTTTACTGGAAAGTTAATGACGAAGAAGGGTTATGGACTGCATGACGTGAACTTTTTCATCAATCTTTATCAATTAGAAATACCAGTACATAAACTAGATATTACAATCGGACAGCGTAAACTGATAGCCCTAGGCAAAGCTGGCACTAATGACGGCGCTCATAATATCAAAGAGTGGCATTCTGTTAAGAAAGATAGGTATTTTACACTTAGAAAAGGCCTACCCGTGGCAAAATCAACAAACCTTACGACTGTCATATCAGATGGAAAAGAGATTACGGTATCTTTATCACACGCAAAAACATTAATAAAGGCAGGACTAGCCGTTAAAGCACCCAAAAGAGCAGTTGTAATAGATAATAGCGAGGTTCGTAATAAATGATATGAAACTCTTAATCGTACTTATCACATTCAACAGACTTTCCTATACAAAACGGACTCTCCGGGCGCTATGGGACACAATTGAACTACCCTACTACCTAGTAGTGGTAGACAACAACTCAACAGACGGCACACAGAAGTACCTAAAAAGCTTAGTACCCCGCAATCGTATTGATAAGCTAATTATTAACCCCGATAATTACTATCCCGGTAAGGCGACTAATATAGGATGGGCAGAGGGACTAAAGGCATATCCTGAGGCGACCCATCTGGTGCGCTTAGATAACGACATGCTACTTAAAAAGGGTTGGGATATTATGGCGAGTGAATACTTTAGCGCCATTATAGAACTTGGACAGCTAGGATTAGATCACGAAGCTATCGAACACCCCCAGGCTAATTTAAGAGTGATGGATATTAACGGTAAACAGTTAAACCCCTGGCCCGGGTGTGTTGGCGGCCCAAACATCATCAAACGCAGTATATGGGATTCCGGTATTCGCTACCAAGAACTAATGTGGAATGATGGCCGACACTCTCCGATGCAAGAAGACTCAAAGTTTAGTCATGATATTCAAGGCCAGGGCTATCTAACGGGTCACATGACCGAAGACCTTTCTAGGACGTTTGCCAACAAAGACAACTGGTCAGATTACCCAGATTACTATAAAAAAACGATGTCAGACAGGGGCTATACTAAAATTATCGAGGAACATTTAAGTAAATAATGTGCTATAATCAGCCTATACGGGCATGGGAACTTTTATGCAATACCTAGAGACAGTTAAAAGTAAGCGACAGGCCAGCGAAGACACTAATAAGCAAAAGGCTTTTGTAGATTCTATCGGTCTTGTTAGCTCAGACATAAGAGAGCTTTTAGCCTCTTTAGAGACCTCAGGAGCTAAGAAACTAGACAAACGGGTTGTTGATGCTATATCGTCTCTGGCGTCTATTGTAGAGGCTCTAAACGCTGTAAAAATAGAAAATGATGCTGACGTTAAGCTCGCACTAGGCGAAATTGCGTCTATTTTGAAGAATATGGACATGAAACCAGTTGTTAGAGTTGATGCGCCCAAAATAACCCTGAACGAAAAAGAGGTTAACTTTGACCCACTACTTAAGGCGCTGAATCGTGAGACTGTATCGGACGACGACCCACTTGTTGGATATAAAGCCCAAGACATCAATAACGACGATCCACACGTTCAATATATAGGCTTTGTTAACTCCAAGGGTAATTGGTATATTATTGAGAATAACGAGACTACCAGTTCACTAAGATACGTTTTTGGTAAAGATAAATATAGCGAGGCTTTTAAGAATATCACTAAATTAAGGTACAAGTTATTTAGCGAGGCTTTTAATGCGGCTTAGGCTTGACCCCCTAGCGCCTAATGGCGTATCAATAGACAACAGTAGTGTAACTATAAGTGCCGGTGGTTCTAGTACTACTGGTACAACTGACCATGCCTTATTGACTAATCTTGCCTATGCAACTGCGGGACATACTGGATTTCAGCCACAACCGTCAGAAGGTGCGTTTGCTAATGGCGATAAGACCAAACTAGATGGTATTGCAACTAGTGCAGAGGTTAATGTACAGGCTGACTGGAATCAGGCAGTAACAACTGTCGATGATTATATAAAAAACAAGCCAACTATCCCAACTTCACTACCTCCCAATGGCACAGCTGGTGGCGACCTGACAGGAACGTATCCAAACCCAACGCTCGGTACAACTGCTGTTACGGCTGGCTCTTACACCCTAACTAACCTGACAGTTGATGCTAAGGGTCGTATAACGGCCGCCGCTAACGGATCAGGCGGTGGCGGCGGTGACGCCCTAGTCGCTAACCCGCTCTCACAGTTCGCAGCAACTACCTCACTTCAATTAAAAGGTGTAATGTCTGACGAGACAGGTACGGGCGCATTAGTCTTTGCTACTTCCCCAGCCCTAGTGACTCCAACCGGTATTGTAAAGGGAGATGTCGGCCTCGGTTCAGTCGATAACACGACGGATGCGGGTAAACCTGTCTCGACGGCTCAACAAACAGCCTTAAATCTTAAAGCTGACCTTGCCTCACCTACCTTTACGGGCACCCCTGCCACTCCGACGGCAACCGCAGGAGACAGTACCACCAAGATAGCATCAACGGCTTTCGTTCAACAGGCAGTTCGCAGCGTACCTTCAAAAGAAGCTTCAAACTATGCAACAATCGCAGCGCTTCCAACAGTAGTTTACAGTAATGGGACAGCGGGTGTAGGCGCTACTCTTACGGGTGTAGCTATGGGTGCTATCGGTATTGATAGCGGCTCTCCTACGGTCGGGCAGCGCATTCTCGTAAAAAACCAAGTATCGACCTTCCAAAATGGTATTTATGACGTAACTGCAACAGGCTCAGGTATAGCGGTATTCGTCCTGACTCGTTCGTTAGATTTCAACCAGACAGGAGATATTAGAACAGGTGCTACGACTTATGTTGTTTCTGGTACTGTTCTGGCTGCTACAACTTGGGATGTAAACTCTGCCGATAGTCCTGTAATAGGGACGGATGCGATTACCTTTATTCAAAGTGCTGGGCCTGGCTCTATCATAGCAGGAACAGGTATTGGTATTTCAGGGGTTACCGTCGCAATAGATACCTCTGTAACGGTGGATAAAACCACGGCTCAAACTCTAACTAATAAAAGTATCTCTGGCGCTACCAATACACTCTCCGCTATAGGCGTTGGTTCTCTGAGTGCTACTGGAACCCCTAGCTCAAGTACATACCTGCGTGGTGATAATGCCTGGGCGACCCCAGCAGGCGGTGGCGGTGACTTTCTAGCTAACGGTTCTGTACCAATGACTGGTCTATTAACTTTAGCAACCGGTACTACGACAGTAGCACCTATAAAAATGGTAGCAGGCACAAACCTCACAACTCCCGGAGCGGGCGTATTTGAGTTTGACGGGACAAGCCTGTTCTTTACGATATGAGTAGCGTAACAATGTCACCAGGTACGATGGCAGACGACGCGACAGTCGGAACTGTGGCATGGTCAAACCCAGATAATGCAAAGGTAAGTGATAATGTGTATGCGACAGCAACAGGTGCGGTCGGTAACTATGATACTCATTACTTGGAAGCAACAAATTTTGGTTTTTCTATACCATCTGAAGCAACAATAAACGGGATTGTGGTTGAATTTGAGCAAAAAGCCAGTATAGCATCTACGGTATTTTATAGTAGTTGTCGTATAGTAAAGGGTGGGTCTATTGGTTTGACTGGTACTGGTGGTGCATATTTAACTTTGACAGAAGCGTATCTTTCTATGGGTTCTCCATCTGATTTATGGGGAGAGTCTTGGACACCATCTGATATAAATGATTTAGGTTTTGGTACGGCTCTACACATTAACACAGGTGGTGACAATACTGCCTACGTTGACCACATCAGAATTACTGTTTATTACACGGGACCAACAATGACAGGAGTACAATCAATAACAGGAGTAGGGTCAATAACCCTCTAGATAGGAATAAATTATGGCAACGAGAAAAAAAATACCACTAATCGACGCATCGTCTAACCTAGCCGTTACTGGAACAGTTACAATAACTGGCACAGGTTCGGCTGTAATAACATTCCCATCAACTACAAGTACATTAGCGACCCTAGCGGGGACAGAAACGCTTACTAATAAAACCCTAACTAGTCCCGCTATAAACACGCCTACCGGCATAGTCAAAGGTGATGTTGGATTGGGTAACGTTGATAACACCAGCAACGTCACAGAACGGGCAGCTACAGCGACCCTGACCAATAAAACACTTACTTCTCCGACCCTCACAACTCCAGCGATAGGTGCGGCCACTGGCACCTCCCTCAGCGTCTCGGGCCAATTAACCTCAACCGTTGCCACGGGTACAGCCCCACTAGCCGTCACCTCCACTACAAAGGTTACTAATCTAAATGCTGAGACAGTTGATGGGTTTAATGCTAACAGTACGGCTACGGCGAGTACGTTGTTACCATTGAATGCAACCTCAAAATTTCCAGGAAGTGCTTTAGGGACCGTCAGACTTAATACCATCGAGTCAACAGATTTTCTTAATGGTACCGCATTAACAATTACTACCTGGACAGATGCTAAAGCTAATCAGAACTTTACAGTGGGTAGTGCTAGTTCGATAGTCCTAATAAGTATAGATGCTGTTATTACGTTAGGTGGGTCTGGCACACCAAATGTGTCGTCAAGACTTGTAGTTGACTCGGCAGGAACGCCCATAATCCGTTATTTAGGTGGTGATAGCGTCAAGGTAGCTGGTTATTATGCAAACCCTATGAACGGGGCAGGTCTAGTGATGATAACTGGGCTAACCGCAGGGACTCATACGGTTAAAACCCAAATCTATAGCAGTGGGGCGAGTACGTTAGCCTATTGTCGATGTAGTTCCTCACCAAACACCGAGTTCTTTACTACGAGTGTACTGGAGCTAGGTGGGTAAGAGTCTACTTGTAACTAATAACTAAAATAGACTGGTTACACTACTAAGTACATAGACAATTCACATAACTGTGATAAAATAGAAGTATCACGGGCAGTCGGAGCAAGGCATTGGCTTACACCACTGGCGCTATCACAACTAAAGTACAGCAACGTATAAGAGATACGGGGTACTCAAATACTGAAATCAGGAATTACATCAATGACGCACAGAATGATGTTTTTAACGAATATCGCCTACCTTTCACGCAGACTGTCCAAACCTATACGCTAACTTCTGGTGTATCTGACATAACTAATGGCACCGGCTTACCAGCCAACTACGTCCAAGCCCTAAATCTTACTCTAACGTCAGCCGGTCGTGAAACCGTGCTACCTTATGTAGACATTAGAGTTATTGACGACCAATACCCAGACCCAGACGATACGACTGTTAATCCAACAGGCCCGCCAGCCATGTGGTACTTTTACGGCAATGATGTGAAAGTATATCCAGTTCCTAATGATGCCTACACTGTCTCGCTACAATACTACAAGAAACCAACCGAGCTAACTGCCGACGGTAGTGTTCCAGAAATACCAAGCGAGTTTGAAGAACTGCTAGTAGTGGGCGCATCATACAGAGTTCTACAAGTTAAAGACAACTACGATCAAGCCGCTATCCTACAAAACAAATACGATGAGATTCTACAGAAACTTGTCATGAAATATAGTCAGCCACAAGTTGGTCGGCCACACATAATGAGGATAAACAGATATGCCATTGGCAAAAAGAACTACTAGGAATATACCGTCTTTATCTAGTCGTACTTCAACTCTTGAAGTCAATGATTACAGCAAGGGCTATAACTCATTTATATCTAACGATAAGATGCAGGTTAAGAGTGGCGATGCAAACTTATTACGCCTAGCACAAGATGCTCGTATTCAAACACTAGGAGAGTATGAGACACGAAAAGGCGTAGACTTCCACTCTGTCGCCGCTGGACAGACTCAAGACCAAGCAACTACTTCTGTTACTGGAGCGGCAAGCCAAAACTTTAGCGAAACCATTAGACTAGCTCAAAAGTTTACTGCTGGCACAACGGGTAAACTCACTAGACTTGATGTTAATATCAAGAACGTTAATAGTGCTACCGGTACAATAATGGTTGAATTGTGGAGTGATGTATCAAGCGCCCCTGGCGTCTTACTATCTAGGTCTTCGGTTAAAGCATCTGAACTTACTAGCAGCTATCAATATCTAACAGCTAGGTTTTTTAATGCTCAAACCGTTACGGCAACGTCTGTATATTGGATAGTTGTTTATACGCAGGCTACAGGGGTCGGCTCTTATAACTGGAGTTCTACTACATCAGCTACGACTGCCCTTCTATCAAGCGATTCTGGTATGACATGGGCCTCAACTGCTTTTGCGCTCAACTTTAAGCAGTACTATGCTACTAGCGGTGGTGTTATTGGGCTTCATAGGGCATATAAAAGCGATGGTACTAAAAAGACTCTTAAGGTACAGGGTACGGTTTTATATTCAGTAGACGACACCACAGGGGCTTTAACGTCCATTAAAACAGGCCTAAGCGCATCTGCTACCGATTATGAGTTTGTTACTGTCAACGACATTGTTTATTACGTTAACGGCTATGACGGGCTTAGAAAATGGGACTTCACAACTGAGTCGCAAGTTAATGCTACTAATTATACCCATATCACTAAACATAAGGGACTATTAGTCTTAGTGTCAAAAGATGACCCAAACAGAATAGTTTACTCTAACTTTGGTGAATACGAAGTGTTTACTTCAACCGACTTTATACTTGTTCCCTCACCAAAAACTGGCGACCCTATTACGGCACTGGCGTCGCTAAATGGCTATCTGATTATACCAACCTTAAATAGCAAGTTTATCCTATCTGGTGATGATAATGCCACGTTCTCATTAGATGAAGCCCCCGACCAAAAAGGTACATACTCACAGAACACAATTACTAAAGATGCTAATTTTATATACTATCTTTCAGATAGCGGTGTTTATCGCTCAAATGGCTCAGAGGCACAACTACTAAGCGCCGATGTCTATAGTGATATTGTGAATCTTCCAAATAAAGAAGATGCTTGTATGGTAATTAACAGAGGGCGACTATACCTATGGTTCACGCCAAATGGCGTTGCCTACAATAGCCAGTGTTATGTATTTTCGCTTAACTTCGGAGACAACGGAGGCACGACAGAGAGCTTTGATACTAATAGTTATGTGAGCCGAGCATTTAATTGCTTTAGAGATAGCGACAGCCTATTAGTCGGAAGTTCTACTGTTGGTCAAGTATTGTGGCAAGAGAATGAATCAAATAACTATACGAATATGGGCGATGATATTAACTTTGAGCTTAGAACGCACTACATGGTAGGCAATTCACCAGCAGTCTTAAAAGAAGTCCGAAACTGGATTCCACGCTTTTCAGCACAAAGTGGCAACTATGCGATAACCGCTGAATACGCATCTGATTTACGAGATAACTGGCAAACTTATGACAGCCCATTAGTTCAAGGTGCTGGCTCAACTTATGGTAGTGGCCTAACATACGGCAGTGGTGTAACCTATGGAACAACGGCCGAGGTTCAGTCTAGCTTCTACATACCTGGCGAATACAGGCGTTTTGCCATTAGATACCGTCATTATGCCACTAGACAACCACATACGTTCTTGGGACACACTCTTGTAATCCAGACCAGAAGGATTAAATAATGGCGTTTCAGAACACATCCTCTACTAATTCAAGTTCTCAAAATTGGATGCAGGTTAATGATTTAGCACGAGATATTAAATCTAAAGAACGCGTAACTATATATAAAGACGACGCAGGCACTAGACGTGTTTTAGAGGGCAAGGGAGCTGATGGATTTTATGGCCTTAAAGTATCTCCCGCCGAGGTGGATGTATATACGGCTACTGATGATCAACTTATATTCAATAGCGGTCAGAATGTACTTAAAATTGTACAAACGGGGACAGCAACTATCCCGAGTACGACTATCCCAAGTACGACAACAAATGGCACTAGTTCAGTCATAATTACCCATAATTTAGGGTTTAAGCCGGTGGTAATTGCATACGTAACTGATACTTACGGCAATCTTAGTCCCCTCCCCGCGTTCACTGTATATAGTGGATTTGTTGACACGGGTGGTGGGTTCCCTTACGTTATGCCATTAAACCAATATGTTATATCTAGTAGTGGTACTAATACCGTTACGTTCACTAATTACATCACTAATTCAGACTACCCACTTGGCATGAGTTATGCCGCATCAGCCAAGACTATAAAATACTATTTTATGCAGGAGTCCGCTGCCTAGTAATTACAGTTAAAGGTAGCGTAGTGGTCGCCCCAGGTAATTCTCTCGCACTGGCTATGGAACTTAACGGTATATGCTAAGTTAAACGAGACTACTATAAAGATGACCGCGATCGTTATGGATGTTGATGTGTATATAAATGTTTTCATATAGTATATCCTTTCTACTGATTTACTATCCGTAGTGTACCATACGCTTGTGGTTACGTCAAGCATAAAATCATCATAAGAAACTGTTTCAAAAAGGTATTGTACTTTTATTACTTACACTGTTATAATGTGGTTAACATAGGCTGGCTGTATGGAATGATATGCAACCTAGAACACTTGCTCAGATAGTAGCCGAACTGAACCCTACCTACCAGGCGCAAACGCAGTCATTGCAAGCCCAGCAACAGCTGATTCCTCAGGAAATAGCCTCACAAGAGACCGCGCTCAACGCCCAAAAAGACGTGGCCTACGAAGATATCGTTTCTGGCGCTCGTCGTAGAGGTATTGGTTTCTCTGGTATTCCACTCGGTGAGCAGGCAAAATACGCCGCCACTCAATACGCTCCTGCGCTCGCTGGTCTTCGACAACAAGGTCAACAAAAGGCGATGAGTTTGCAAGATGCCATACTTGGTATTAATGAACGCCGTGACACCCTCGGTCAACAGATTTACCAACAAGAGACCGACAGGGCGTTCCAGGCGTCAGAAGCAGAAAAGAACCGTCGGGCGCAAGCTGCTGCCTCTAGGGCTGCATCTGCTAGCCCTAGTATGTACCAACCACAGGCTCAAACCGCCGCCGCCCGAGTTGTCCAAAGTAAACCAGGTAGCTTTGCCTTTTATGACGCTGGCAACAGACCTATTACTGCCGCCGTATATGCACAACAATCGGGTCAAGAGCTTGGCGACATTCTATATAAAATGGGTTCAGCGGGTGATATACAAGCTAGAGATATCTATAATCAACTTTCTCAGGTCGCTAATCAGCCCGAAGTATACCAACGTGCCTTACAAATGTATACTAAAATAGCACCACAACTCCTAGGAGGCTTATAATGGCAGTTCCTGGATTTAGCAGGGGTTTAATCGAAGCCCCTCAACAACAATCTCAGCAAACACGACAACAAGATAAAGGCAACTTCTTTACTAGCCTTCTCCCTACCGCTGGTGGTATTGGCGGTGCAGTTGGTGGTGCGGCCCTTGGTGCATCATTAGGTTCTGTTATTCCTGGGCTTGGTACTGTTATTGGTGGACTTACGGGTGGTGTACTTGGTGGTGCATTCGGCGGTGGAGCTGGTAAAGTTGGGGAAAATGTTATCGAGGGTAACAAGAATCTAGCGCAGGGTGTTGGGGAAGAGGCCTTGATGAGTGGTATATTCTCTGCCCCTCCGCTTAGACTAGCTAGAGGACTTGGAACTGTTGGTAAGGTTGTCCTTGGCGGAAGTAAAGCAGTTGGAAGCGAAGTAGCTGGACAGACTGCTAAACAGGCTTTTGAGAAAGCGTTTACATCTCCTGGTGTACTCGCCGGAGCTGGCGCAACATTAAGAGGTGAAGCTCGTGGGGTTGGTATTGGTGAAAAACTAAGCGGTTCACGCCTAGGTCCAGCACAAGAAGAGTCGTTAAATAAGTTTCTTGAAAATAATGTCAATGTTAAGGGATTCACGGCCGCTAAACAACTAACAAGTCTTGAAAAATATATTGCCGATCGTAGCACTCAACTGTCCACCGCAATTGATAAATCTAATAGAGTATTAACATCTGCTGAAAAGAACGCAATAGCCAAAAAGCTAGGCACACAGTTTCAGAGTGATATTTATGCCGCCACCCCTAGGCAGAAAGCAATATTAAGTGATCTAGCTACTAGGATTGGTCAGACCAAAGATATAAAAGGCCTAGATACACTCCGTAAGGGAATTGATGAGCAAATTAACTTTGCACGCAATCCAAATAGCGCAGAACCTGGCCTGGAACAGATATTTAGACTAGCTCGTAAAGAACTAACCGATGCTGTTTCCGGCAGAGTTGTGGCTTCTAAATCGCTGAAGTCTGACCTATCTAACGCCTTGGGCGCACAAGACTTACTGTTAAATAAGGCCGCCGGTGGTGGTGGTTTTGCTAGGGCTGGTGGAAATGGCATAGCTACAATCCCTATTCCTATGCGTGCAACTCAAGCTGCCCAAACCGGAATAGGCAAGGCGCTTGGTCTAGCAGGAAAAGAAGGCGGTGGTTTTGGTATAGGTGCTACATCGGCTCGACTAGGAGTTGGTAATGCACTTAACGCGGCCGGAGATTCTATGGGCCAACCATCACTTGACCAAGCCTTAATGCAACAATCACCAGACAATTCACTGTTTGGACAACAATCATCTCAAGAACCACAGAGTCTATTTGACCAACAATTAAGTGGCTCAACGGGACAAGAACAGGCGCAACAAGACCCATACCCCAAAGCCAATCTTTTACAAGATATTCAACGTGACCCAGCAAACGCCGATAAGTACCTTGCCTACTATAAAAATATGCAAGATATATTTGCTCCTGCCACCGATAAACTTAATGCTACTCAGATACAGCAAGCCAACAACTCAACTAGCGCACTAAGCGATATTAGTACTGTTATCCAAGCCGTCCAAAATGACCCTAGTGTATTGCTGAAAGATGCTATCCCTGGCGGAAGTATTGCCCGTGGTCTAACAGGTACTACCGATTACGACGCCGCTAAACAAAACATCGTGGACGTTATTGCCCGTTTACGATCAGGTGCAGCTATTACGCAAGATGAGGCAAACCGATATATGGGCTTGCTACCGAAACTTGGTGATAGTCAGCAAAGTGCTGTCAATAAGATGGGTAGGCTACAGTCACTACTTACTGCTTTCGCAAACCCACAGTCTGCTCAACCTGACCTAACCAGTGCATTATTACAACAACAAGGAGGCTACTAACATGGCTAATATATCAGTATCATTACCAGCAGACGGCGACACAATCGACAGTTCGGATTACAATACGCCGATTACTACAGTAGTAAATGAAATTAATGGTGGACTTGATAACTCTAACATAGCCACAAATGCCGCAATTGCGGGGTCTAAGTTAGCCGATGGCATATCCACAACTAAGCTTGCCAACCCTTATAAGTTCAGGGTCTATAGAAACGCAGCTCAAAATACCGTAAATGGTACTACGAAGATACTTTTTGATACTAAAACGTACGATACCAGTACTAACTTCGATGTGGTCACAAACAACAGATTTGTTGCTCCAGTCGCAGGGTTTTACACCTTTTCGGCAACCATTCAGTCGGTCAGCACGGGTAATCTGCAGGCAAACTTATATAAAAATGGCTCATTAATAAGTAGTGGTATAAACGCTAGTGGTAGTGGAGTAAACCAGGGCAGTATTGTCACTGACACGGTGCAATTAGCAGCTAGTGATTATGTTGAGGTTTTTGTATCAACCTCTGCTGCTGTCGCTCTTTTCGTAGGTTCAACCGGCGTTTACTTTAGCGGTTCTCTAGTGAGTACAACCTAACCCCGAAAGACCTACCAATGACCCATCTAACTAACAAGGAAAACTCATAATGGACAGCCCAGACCTCGTTATCATCATCGGCTCGTTTGCAGGTATGCTGGTGGGGTTCTTCGCTATCTT